AATACGGTTTCGTTATTGACGAAGGAACCTCAAAAGAAGAGTTTGTAATAGCAACATGTACAGGAACGTCTTGTACTTCAATGACACGAGGGGTGTCGGTGAGAACCGGTAATACTTCAGTTACTGCTCTTAAAAAGTCTCACAGACGAGGTGCTTCAGTAAAAATCACAGACGCTCCGGTACTTTTGGTGCTTTCAAGGATCGTGAATGGTGATGAGACTATTCCAAACGTACTCTCATACGCTTCTGGTGTAACACCTATTGCAAATGATGATCTTACAGATAAGGAATATGTGGATGGTGTAGCCGTAGCAGGGGCCCCTGATGCAAACACAACTACAAAAGGAATCTTCGAGCAAGCTACAGTGGCAGAACTTAATTCAGGTAATGCAACAGGAACAACTGGAGCAATTCTAGCCTTCTCTCCAGCAGATATTGCGGCTTCAATATACGGAACAAGACTACCAACAGTTGATGAACAAGCTGCAATGGACGGTACGTCAGGAACACCAAGCGCCTCAAATAAATATGTCACAAGTGAAGACGTTGCAGATGATGGTACAGCAAGCAAGATTGCAAGACTTGATGCAAATAGTCAGCTTACAATAGCAGAAACACCAACAGCCGATGCTCATGCAGCTTCAAAGGTTTATGTTGAAAATCAAGTTGCTACGGCTGCCGATGTTAATTTTGTTGGTGGGGTAGGTAGAGCAACAGATGTGAAATCATACTGGAACTTCCAACTTCCGTTTATCGTTTCAACAGACGTGCCTTCAACAAACTTCTGGTCAGAGCAAAACACTAACTCAAACAAGGAGTATTATATGTCTGGTGTTCACTGGGCTGCCGGTAGTGATGCAGCTAACAGCCTTATAACAACACAGCCTATCTTTATTGCAGATGATGTTGAAAATGGCGCTGGTGAAGGTATTAAATTCGATGAGACTAGGAAAATTATTGTAGAACATGGTATGCAGCTTCATGCTACAGGATCCGAACAAATGGCTTGGGGTCTTTCGTCAAACACTAACCCATTTAGCGATTATGATGATGCTTCTGTTGACTCAGCAACATTTTCAGTCGATGGCTCTGGTAATCTATATGCTCACAGCTCACCTGGTGGCGGTGGTGGAAATCATACAGAAACCGCCATTTCTGGTATAACTCTTACAGATATGAATACATATCGAATAGAATTTGATCCGGGGGTAGACGTTAAGTTTTATGTAAATGGAACTCTTGAGGCCACACACACAACAAATATACCTAATAGCGCAGTTATTAGATGGGGATTTGGTGCATCTGGTAACACAGCAAACAATGATTTTATGAACGTAACTGCACCGTGGTTTGCGGTAGAAAAATAATATGGCATACTATAGAACCACAAATAACCCAATAGCTACTTTCGGAGAAAAGAGTCAATCGACTCTTGATCTTCAAAGGCGACTAAACAAAGAGTATGGAGCCGGACTTGCAGAAGACTCAATGTTCGGGCCAAAGACTCAAGCCGCCTATGATCGCTATCTTTCAAACCAAGGATCTACACCAAGGCGAGATGTGCCTGACGTTACAACGCCAACACCTCAAGCAGAAGCCCCAGCCGAGAGCCCACGAAACATTGATCTTTCAGGAATTGGAGGGCAACCTCAATATCAAAATGCTGATGAATACTACAGTGCGGTGTATGGAAACACACCTTCTTTTGAAGATGTGTACCAAAAAGAGCGTGCAAATGTTCAAGATGTTATTGACTCAGTAAACGCCGCATACGCTGGACGTTTTGCACGAGAAGAAACTCGAGGGCTAGATAGAAGCGGAGCAACCCGGGCCCTTTCTGCACGAGGGGGTACTCTTGGATCTTCTTTTGGAAATGCTGATAAAGCAAAGACAGAAGACTTCAATGAGGAGGCTATGCAGGCCTTAGAAGCCGAAAAACAAGCTCAGATCGGAGCTATTCTATCCAAGGCACGAAATATTGCCCTTGGGCGGTATGAGCAAGAAACAGCCCTTGCACAGAAGAAAGGAGATGATTTCTTGGCCTACAAAAAAGAACAACAGGAAGGGCTACGAAACGATATCAAGACTATTGCAAACCAAGGCGTATATCTTGATGACCTTGATGACGAACAATACAAAGACTTGTTTGAGGGTGCTGGATTTGACAGCCAACTAGCATTTGAAAGCTACTACAACGAGAATCTTCCAAAAGCAGAGCAGCCTGACTACTTCATTGAAGAAATTATCAAAGGGAAGGATGGAAACGCACAGTATCGACGAGCATATATGGATCCTGCTACCGGGCAACCTGTAGTGAAAAATTATGATCTCGGGTATGAGTACAACGAGCAAGACGCTGATCGGAAAACAAAAGTGGTGACACTTGATAATGGAAACTCTCTACTTCTTGATACTCAAACAGGTGAAACTATAAAATATCTAGGGGGTGCAGAGCCAAAAGCACCAACAACAAACGAACTGAAGCCAACATTCATACAATTTTTGAAAACAGGAATTGACCCAACAACCGGAGAGCAAATTGGTGGAGCTCGTGGATCTGACGGATATTCTGATCCTGATGTATATGTCAGTGCCTTTGAGGCGTGGGACGGAACGACAAATGAGTTTCTCAAACTATTCCCGGTTGAAGATTATGTAAATCCTCTATCTTACCAATATCTACCAGCCGCAATCCAACCAGAGGACGCTGAGGGTTCAGCAAGCGGTATTGACTCACTTTAAGAAATAAAAATATGGGCCTATTCTCTAAACCACTAGCACAACAAAATAATAAGGGGGTGGTTTTCAAGAAACCAACAAAAGCTACTGATGATCGAGGTTCTTTCTTGCGTAGAGCAGGAGGGTTTCTTGGTCGTGTTTTTGGTGGAAGTCCTGAAAAAAAGGAAGCTCGACAAGAGAGACGAGCAGACCGAAGAGAAAAAAAAGATCAAGAGGTTCAAGAATTTGTACAAAAAAGCCCAACGCTTTCATTTCTTCAAGAAAAAGTAGGCGAGCCTATGGTGCGGTTCAAAAAGAGATTAGATGAAAGTAATACTGAGGCCCGTGCACAGACTCCTGATCAGAGAAAAGAGTCACGACAAAAAGCCAAAGAGGCGACTGTGCGATTTTTCAAACCAGGAGAAAAGAAGAAGCTTGATACTCCTGATCCGGTGTTTGGGACAGAAAAAAGAGAAACTTCTCCTTTTGGGAAGGCTCTTGGTGCTCTTGGTCAAGAAGTCCTGAAAGGTGTTGGGCGTATTGCCGTGGGGCTTTCTGAGGTTGGGGAGCGTGGTGTTGTGAATAAGATCACCGGAGAAAAAGGAACGCCTCGAACAGAAGCGTTTAGACAGAAGATTGTAGAGCCTGTGGTGGGATTTGGTGAGGAACTAAAATCTCCGCTAGATTTTGCACGAAAAATCCAAAAGGAAGTAGAAGATAGAGGGGCCAAAGGTGCAGAATCAAAACTTGTATTTACTGGATCATTGATCCTTTCGACTCTTTTTGAGTCTCCTATTGGTGGCCCCGGAAAGGCAGATGATCTATTTAGCTTTATATCAAAGACAGACGATGTAGCAAAAATTGAAGCTAGATTGATCAAAGAAGGTTTTGATGAAGCTACTTCTAAAACATACGCACGAGGACTTCAAAAAGTAGAGAATCCACAGGCGGTAGAAAACTTCTTCAAGAATAAGGTGGATCAGGCTGAGGAAGTGGTCAAAAGGATAGCACCTGAATCTAGCACAAAAAAGGTTGCCGACAATAAAAATCAAGACCTCTATGAAGAAGCTAAGAAGTATGATAGTGCTGAGGAGTTCTATCAACAGAGTAAAAGTGATATAAAGGATGAACTGCGAAGTATGGGGATTAAAGGTGAGGAGCAGGTATCTAAGTGGTGGAATGAAAATGTTGGGAAAAGAGTAGATACTCTTGAAGGTGCTATGGATCACCGCCCTACAAAAACAGGAGCTACGGCTTCTGATATATCACAACAGGCCTCGGACATGGGTATCCCTGATTTTTATGAGCGTCCAGAATACTATCACTTCGGAGGAAAAGAATACGATGAGAGTGTGTCGGCTTTGATGAAAATAAGAAATAAGCCCAATGCAGAAGTTACGATATACCGAGCTTCACCAAAAAATGAGCTTCGTAATGGTGACTGGGTCACACTATCTAAAGAAAAAGCAAGACTTGAAAGCTTGCAAGAAGGCACAGAAGTCCACTCATTCAAGGTAAAAGCAAAAGATGTCGAGTTTGCTGGCGATGATATAACAGAGTTTGGATATTGGGGAGATAGTAAAATCCCACCAAAAGAAATAAAAACACCTAGATTTCAAAAGTCTACAAAAGAAGCTGCTGATAACGCAGAATCACGCCTGAAGAAAGAATTTGAGGAAAAACAAACAAAAATACGGCAGGCAAACCAGGCCCAAGAAGAAGCTCTCTTCCCAACAGAGGGGCGTGCTGATATCAAAGGTGCGGTAGAAAGAAAGCTCCAACCTTTCAAATTCACAGAGCCAGAAGTAAAAAGTGCTTTTGAGGAATGGCAATCAAAGACACTTGCTTCACGAAGACTCGCTGATCAGGAGATCGAGAAGCTTGCAAAAGGTTTCCCGACAGACAAAGCAGAATCTTTCAAGGTGATCACTGACTACCAGAAGGGTGTACAAAATCAATTCACGCCTCAGATCAAGAAGGTGTTTGATGAGCTATACCAGGAGGCAAGGACAAGAGGGCTCGACGCAAACTATATTGAGAATTATCTTCCGCAAGTCTACAAAGAAAGCTCAGAGGAGGTGATTGATAAGATCTCAAAGTACCTTGCAGATAAAGGGCTTTCTGCTGAAGAAATAAAAAACTACATACGAGGACGTGCGTTGCCAGCAAATACAGCAACAGCACTGAAGCTACGACCTAATTTTACAAAGGAGCGTGTCTTTCCTAATTATGAGGTGGCGGCTAAATATGGCCTAACACCAAAATATCGACACCCTTCTCAGCTTGCCGCTTACTATCGAGAGGAAATGGAAAAGACTCTTGCAAATGTGAAATTTGTGGAAGATCTTGCCGGATCTGGGAAGATACTGAAGGCAGGTGACGCACCTAGAAACTGGAAGTCTTTGGACGCTCCATCGTTTGATGGGTACAAGGCACCTGAATATCTCTCAAAGATTATTGATGATCTCTTCACTAGAGAGGCTGGCCAGTTCAGTGTTAGAGACAGAATCGTAGAAGGTATTGCGAACCTATCAAAGCGAATGCAGGAGATCGCTCTTTCAGGAGGAGTCCCTCTGACAAACATAAACTTTTTCTCTATCGGGCAAACTATCAAAGAGATGACTAGAGGTAATTTCAAGGCGGTTTCCGCCTTCCTGAGAGCCAATTTCAATGAGAGAAGTATCAAATACCTAAAGGATAATCAAAAGTACATGAAGATGATGGCTGAGGAAGGGATTGACCTTGGTGAGCATGTTGCTTCTTATTCAAGGACTTTTGACACTCTAAAAGAAAAGCTGGATCCTACAAAGAAAAAAACATGGACAAACTTTTTTGGAGATAAGGGTGCTTTCGATACACTATTCAACGATAAAACTTTTTCATCATTTATGCCGCAAATGCACACCCAGGTCTTCAAAGACACTTTTGAGGGCGCGGTGAAAAATGGACTAGCTGAAGCAGAGGCAAAAAAGATCGCTGCTGATATAACAAAAAAGACATTTGGGCTTGTGGATCAGTGGGGACGGTCAAAAGGTACTCAGGACGTTATGTCCGCTACTTTCTTTGCCCCAAGGTTTCGTGAGGGTATATTGAATACACTTTTGAACACCGGAAAATCAGTCACAACTGAGCTGAGGAATCCAGCCTTCAAGAATAACCGGCGGTTGGCACTAGGTATGCTTGTTACATACGCAGGGTACAACGCCTTGAATAAACAGCTCAATGGTCACTACATGTGGGAAAACCCAAGTGGGAGACAGTTTGCCTTGAGAATCCCTATCGAAGAAGGGAAGGGCTCAATGTACATAGAATTTATGCCGTCTTTCCTTGCTTTTGGACGAAACTTAATCCAAGGAGCACTTGCTACGGCAAAGGGAAATGTAAAAGAAGCGGGACAGAAGTTCGGTTCTGTATTTTCAATGCCTGTGAAGCTTGTGTCTGAAGCACTCTCAAACAAAGACTATTTTGGACGTGAGATATATGAAGAACAAGACTCTATTGGAACAAAAGCCTCAAAGGTTGCAGCTCATCTTGGACTTGCCGTTGCCCACCCATTTATCAAAGAATTTATAAAACAGCAAGGATGGGATAAAGGGAAACAGACACCAAAAGAAGAAAGGCCTCCAGTATATCAAGCCATGTTGCGAGCTATGGAGCTCCCAGTGAAATTTGGGGTGAAGGCAAAAGAAGACGCCGGAGAATACTACGACAATCTTGCTGAGGAACGAAAACAATCTGCAAGGGATCGAAAGAAGTATGAAAAGGTGCTCGATCAGATTATTGAAACACGAGACTCAGGAGACAAAGAAAAGGCTGAGGCTCTGTATGACGCTCTGACAAGCGAGGAGAAAAAGAAAATCAAAAATATCAGTCAAGCAAGAAAGACTCAGGAGACACGCCAGAGAAAGGTGGAGCTTTATAGTTTCTTGATTGACCTACGAGAAGCACGAGATCGAGGAGATCGTGAGATTGCTGAGGAGATGTACTCATCTTTGAGTTTAGAAGACAAAAAGCTTCTGAAGAAAGTTTCGGAGGAGAATCCTGCGGAGCCAAAAGAAGAGGCGGAGCCGATTGAGGAAGGGACTCTGTCAGAAGAAAAAGCGAAAAGTGAAATAATCAAATTTGCAAAAGCCTTTGGGGTGTCTCCGGTTGTTGCATTGAAAATCCTAATATCAAGAAACAAAATCGAATATGTGAAGGATGGTGTTGTAAAAGTAGAACGACTACCATTTAGAGGAGCAGATAGCTCTTCATGGATCCGAGCTGAAGGTGGTGCTGACAGCACTCTGAGACTCGATCACACAATCCCACTTCAATTGGGAGGTACAAATGCAGATAGGAACCTTGAGCTTGTTTCTGTGGAAGACTGGGCTTCTTACACGCCTGTTGAAAACGGATTGAGAAGGCAGATCCAAGATGGAAAAATTGGACTCATGAAAGCACGAAGTTTGATAAAGAAATTCAAGAAAGGAAAAATAACAGCCGAGGAGGCACTGGATAACTAATATGAGACAAACAAAACAATTTTTTGTAGGGATAGTAATATTATTTTTGGTGATGGTCTTTTTCGCTGGCATAAATACACCCTCTGATCCTCAGGGAGCCTGGAAAGACGTGGAAGGTTGCTACAGTTATGAGTGTTAAGTGTGTTATAATATAACTACTATCAATAAACTCTGTAATATATGTTTGAATTTCTAAAAAATCTATTGTTCCCAGAACAAGAACGAGGTACAGGAGCATTACTAAACCCGGTAGATCTCCGGGATATTCCTATATCTGCATTTCAAGATCCTGTAGAGGACATCCCTCGTACACACTTCACCAATGTCTCATTTTTGGACATAAACGACCAGAAGTCCACAGGAAGCTGCGTAGGGCAGGCAATGGCTAAGATGGTCGAATACTACGAATACACCAAGCACAAGCGAGATACAGACGTATCAGCACGCTTTATCTATGGAATGTCGAAGCTAACTGATGGATATAGCGGATCAGGTACATATCCACGAAATGCAGCAAAGATACTCAAAAAATACGGTGCAGCTACCACAAACACATGCCCAGATGACGCAACAGGGATGAATGATGAGCAATATCGGGATATTGGGCTAACGGGAGCAATGCTTTCTGACGCTATTCCAAGGAAAATAGAAGGGTATGCAAGTATAGATCTAACACCAGATGCTCTAAGGCAAGCGATATACAAGAATGGAGTGATCACAATTACTCTCCGAGTTGGAGACTGGAAGGGCGTAGAAGTCTATCCGTATCGTAAAAATGGAGATCTTGGGCGGACTTTTCACTATGTAATGGTATACGGATATGATGAAGATGAGTTTCACTTCATGAATTCATGGGGAAAAGATCGGCATGAATCAGGAGAGGGAAGATTCTACTTTGGAGACTTTGTAGGACATATGCACGATGCACTGGTTTACACTGAAATCCCGGAAGATCTCTTGGAGAAAGTCGAGAACCAAGATTATGTATTTACTAGTTTTATGAAAATAGGCATGAGATCAGATGAAATAAAAGAGCTTCAGAAACGTCTAAATATAAAGCCTGTCGATGGAATATTTGGGCCAATCACAAAGAAAGCAGTGATTGAGTTTCAAAAGGCAAACGGTCTTTACCCTGACGGACTTGTCGGAAGGCGTACTAGATCGGTTCTGAACGGAGAAGAAAGCCCCTTGATATCAGCAATTATCGAGGTAGAATCCGGCGGCAAATTAAATGCGGTAGGCGATCTTCACCTTGAGGACAAAGCATATGGGCCTATGCAGATCAGGCAACCGGCGGTAGATGATGTAAACAAAGCCAACGGTACTGACTACAAGGCTCAAGATATGCTTGGAAACAAAGAGCTTTCAATTTGGGTATTCAATGAATATATGAAATTGTACGCTCAAAATGAATCACCAGAAGTGCAAGCACGAGTTTGGAACGGAGGACCTAACGGTCCCAACGTACGAGCAACCGAGGTATATTGGGAAAAAGTGAAGAAAGCACTTGGTCGATAATTAAAAGCGTTATATAATATATTCGTTATGAACAACCTTTCATCAACACAAATAAATAACATTGCGATGTTTGCAGGGCTCCTGGCGGTAATCCTTGCAAAATTCAATGTAAACATTACCAAGGATGAGCTTCAAATGAGTATTGGTCTTGTTGTTGCCTTGATATTCAATATCCGGCAATATATCCACCGATACAAAAAGGGAGATCTTACCCTTGCAGGATTCAGGAAGTAAAGTATCAGGCTTCCGGGCCTGACATGGGGGAGGTCGGATATGTACCTACCATAATGACCTCGAGTCATTCCCCCGTGCCGGTCTCGGAAAACACATGTATAATACAAACCTATCTTTTGTGGTGACCTGTTTCGATGTAATCCATTGTCTAAGTATGATGGCCTGCGGAGATACTTGACCCTTCAGATGGCCCAGAATCCCCATTTGTGATGACATGGGGATTTTTTGTTTGGTATAATATAAAAAGAAGTACAAAACAATGGAAGGTTTACCAAATATTGAACTGTTGCGACTTGATGCTTTTTTACTGAGAAGTTGTGAACTTGAACCTGATATAGACTCAGAGATGCTGGCGGAGCGTGTATGGTACTCCCTTGGTATTTTCTGTAATAGCGATGACGTATTAGATCGTCTTGCTGTTTATTTCTATGAAGACGATAATCACTTTTCACTAAACTGAAGCAAATGGAAGGAATAGCAATAGTTTTTATCATTGGTCTAGTTGCCTACTGCATTGAACATCCTGAATTTTTACAAGATGATACCTAGTGATATTAAGTTAATCATGGGTCTAGCAGTTGGAATATACTGCATATTCATTTTCATAAGAATTTGGAGATATGAAGGAAATGACAGTTGAGCAATTTAGACAGCAGAAGATTCGGAATTTCTCACTAGCGTGGGAAGTATACGGACACAAAATCCCAGATACAGAATTAGATAAATTCACAACGACACAGCTTGAGACGATCCTTGCTATTGAGCAAGATGATGAAAAACTCAAGGACAAAATCAACGCAATTTTATCTAAACGATGTCACTGGACGTAGCTTTTCCACAGGTTGTCAATACGGCAGCCTGTTTTCTTTGTATAATGTAAAAGATGTTCTTTCCACAAATAATTTCAATTGACTTTGAAATAATCCATACGAGCAAAGAAATAGTTTTTTCATAAATATCTTTACTCTTTCTTGCGTCGGTATTATATACTGCACGCAAGCACAAAAAGCCCACATTCTCACAGGATCGGGCTTTTTGTTTTGTTATAATAAAAACATGAAATACATAGTACCTATAGCCCCGGTTCCAGCATCACGACCAAAAGTCACAAGGTGGAGTACTTACTATCCAAAAATATACACTCAATTCAAAAAAGATATTGCTTTATGGGTACAGACTCAGGAGAAAACCTACCTCACAGGCCCAATTTCTATCTCTATCACGTTTTATATAAAGATCCCGGCCTCACTATCAAAAAAGAATAAAAAAGAGAGAGAGGGTACTTGGTGTACAAAAAACTATGATACCGACAATCTACAAAAAGCCCTGTACGATGGGATCAATGACTATCTGATCGAAGATGATCGGTTTATTGTCCACGTCAAAGATGTGAAAAAAATATGGTCTACAGATCCAAGAATCGAGTTTGAATTGAATAGTATTTAGTTTTCCCCATGCGACATTTTGGTTTTTTTATTTGTCGCATGTTATAATAATCACAGGTCGAAAAAACTATAAACTAAACGCCTAAAAAAGTATGAGAAAAATAAAGTCAAAGCGTGCCAAGGGTGGGAATGAAACCCTCTCCCGGTATGGGAAAATGCACTTCAAGAGACTAGCAAAGAAGCGATGGGCCAAAGAAAATGTCTAATCGAACTTGCTATCACTCACCACTTTGTGATGAAGAAAGATGTTATTGCGATGTGTATGAGGAGGAAAAAGAAAACACCCCAGTCGAGGTGAAATCTACTATAAAAACAACTATCTAATTATAACAAAATGTCAGAAAAAAGCCTAGTTTTACGGAACGAAACCGATCTCAAGAAGTTTCTTTTCGTGAATCACCAAAAACAAATAGAGAATTACTTTGGAGACAAAGACAAAGCAATGAAGTTTCTATCAGCTGTTGTGTCAGATACTCAGAGGAATCCAGCACTACTAGAATGTGAGCCACGATCACTTGTAAACAGTTACATGATCATGGCCGGATGTGGATTTATGCCGTCAGGCGTATCAGGAGAAGCGTACGTTTTACCCTATAACAACAACAAAAAGGTTGGAAACGAGTGGGTAAAAATAAAAGAAGCACAGTTCCAAATGGGATATCAAGGACTTGTGACTCTGTTCTATAAAGCCGGAGTGACAAAAATTACTTCAGGAATCGTCTACGAAAATGATGGAATTGAAATCACAAACGACGAGATAAAACACACTGTAGATCCAAAACTTTCAAAGAAGGAACGAGGGGAAGCAATTGGTGCATATGTGATCGTTACTTTCAGAGGAGAGAAAATTGGAAAGTACATGAATGGGAAAGATATCCTTGCTCATGCACAGAAATTCTCAAAATCATACAAGCCGGATGGAAAGTTCTCACCATGGAATCCAGCAAATGATCCCGAGCTTACAATGTGGACGAAGACAGTTCTGAAACAACATTCAAAACTACTTCCAAAGAATGAGACAATAAACAATGCAATAGCCGCCGATAATCATGACTCAGTTATGTCAGATAGAATCGAAGCGGCCAAAAGGTCGAGCGAATCAATGAAAATGGGTAATCTGCTAGAACATGACAAAAACCAAAACCAAGACAAAGAAATTGACACAACGGACTCTCAAGAAGCTCCCGAAAGTCACCAAGAGCCAGCCGTCGAAGTCGAGTAAAGAATTTCCGATAGACACTGTTTCATATTCAAAGCTCGTGAAGTTCTCTACAAATCCGATAATGTTCAAAATTAGTGCAATCAATGGAGATCATATTGATACTGCCTATGGCGTATCAGGGCTTGTGGGTAGAGCCTTTCACACCGCAATGGAGGTTTACTATGGTGGGTCAGATGTCCGGCCAATCAGTGATGAAGCAGACGCAATCAAGCAAGGGCTTGAGGCTGGAACAGAATATATCGACAACTACCCAGAGGGGTTCATAAACTTCACAACCCTAATTACTACAAAGCAAAAGGCGATAGAAAAGTTTGTATTTCTCTTCCAAAGCTATATCAAGGAGAAGGTCGAGGAAGGTGAGGTGATCGAAGTAGAAGACTCAATCAAAGAATCAATTGATGTTGAATGGAAGGGAAAGCAAATCAAGTTACCTATTCCACTTCGAGGATATATTGACAAGGTGTACTACGACAAAAACAAAGATCTTGCAATCCTGGACTACAAAACAGTCTCTCGCTTCTCTGATCCCGACAAGATAGATGGGGCAAAGATGTTGCAGGCCGTTGAATACTACTTTCTAGCATACGCAAAGTATGGGGTGCCGCCGAAATACATGATATTCTCAGAGGTGAAAATGTCTAAAAACAAAGACGGATCTCCTCAGACAAGAAATTACAAAGTGGTATACGAAGACAACGAGCTATTCTTTGATTTTTATTTCAGAATGTACTCAGATCTCATGCTTGCTCTAAATGGTGAAATGGTATTTGTGCCAAACATCCTCAGTCTTTTTGACAAGGAAGTAGCACTCATTGCCTACGTCCACAGACTCGATGAGCCGGAGAATGTTGCAAAGAGGATGAAGGAGCTTCAGGTGGAAAATATGACAGATCTATTGAAAGCAGAGCTACATAGTTCAAAATCAATGCAAACGTATATGGGAGCGTTAGAAAAGAAATTCCAATCTTACAAATCACTAAATTATGAAAAGATGACAATACCAGAAAAAATCAAAACAAAACTTATGGAATTTGGAATCTTGGTAAACTTTGACTCAGACATTGTAGGTCACTCAGTTACTCAATACAGGTTCACACCCTCAATTGGAGTAAAGATGAAGACAATAGAGGGGTATGTAAAAGACATCGAACAAGTAGTCGGAGTATCAGGAATCCGTATTCTAGCCCCTATTCCAAACACTTCTTTCGTAGGTTTTGAGATACCCAACGAGAATCGAACCTTTGTCGGTCCAGCTTCTCTTGGAAAGGATTTCAAAATTGCAGTCGGTGTAGACTTGATAGGAGAAACAAGAAAGTTTGATCTACGAGAGGCTCCTCACATGCTTGTGGCAGGTGCTACCGGATCAGGAAAGTCTGTATTTATCAATAATGTGATCTCACAGCTACAAAACGTACCAAATGTAGAGCTACACCTCTTTGACCCCAAAGAAGTCGAATTGGCTCACTTTGAGGACACCCAGAGGGTAAAAGAGTACTCTTCAGACATTGAGAATATACATATTGCACTGACAAAGCTGGTGGATGAGATGAATTACAGATATTCAAGGATGAAAAAGGAAGGGGTACGAAACATTGAAAAGTTCAGTGGACGTATGCCATACAAGTTTGTTGTGATTGACGAGTACGGAGATCTTATTGCAAGCAATTATGTGCAACGAAAAACTGTTTACACTGGACATGTTTTCACAAAAGGGCAAAAAGCAGGTGAAGAAGAGACACGAATTGAAGAAACAAATATCTCAAAAGAGATCGAGAAAAACATACTATTGCTTGGACAAAAGGCCCGTGCAGCAGGTATTCACTTGATTATCTCTACTCAGAGGCCTTCTGTAGATATTGTTTCAGGGTCGATTAAAAACAACTTCCCTGTAAAAGCTGCTTTCCGAATGGCAAACAGCACAGACTCAATCGTGGCGATCAATCAGCCAGGAGCAGAGACACTTCTTGGAAAAGGAGACATGCTATTCATAGCAGATAATGGGGTGGAGCGATTACAAGGTTTCAGCGAATAATAATATGTCAAGAAGAATGTTCAGTGAAGATATAGTTACCTCTGACGCTTTCTTAGATATGCCTCATGACGCCCAATTACTCTATTTCATGCTCAATATGCACGCAGACGATGACGGCTTCGTAGCAAGTCCAAAATCTATAAAGCGAATGTGTGGGGCCTCAGATGACGCTGCAAAGATACTTGTAGCAAAGAAATTCCTTCTGATGTTCAATACCGGACTTTGTGTGATTAAACATTGGAGAATAAACAATCAAATCAGAAAAGACAGATACACAGAAACGAAATATACAGCAGAAAAATCGAAGCTATATATCAGGAAAAATGGGGTATATTCTTTCAATGAAAAAGGGGCAATACCTGTGCCAAGTGGACACTTTTCACTTGTGGATAAACACTGGTTGCCAGTACGGCAACCCAGTATAGGTAAGGATAGTATAGTAAAGAATAATAAGGGGGGGTCTGAGATAGATACACCAACATGGCTGGACAAGGAGACGTGGAGTGAGTGGGTTCAGTACCGAAAAGAATTGAAGAAGAAATTGACACCAACGACGATCAAGAGACAGATCAAACTTTTGGAGAATTATAAAAAAGATCATAAAAAGATCATAATTCAGTCGATAAGAAACGGATGGACAGGTCTATTCCCTCTCAAAGATGTTGCTGACGTGCCCAAAAGTGGGTCCAGGAGCGACAAAGCCCGTGCATATGAGAAAAGACTCGAGGCGGAGAAGGAAGAGCAGTTACGGAGCGAAAATGAGGCTCACAACGAAGCCCTGCGAGGGGTGAAGGAATTATCAAGTAAGTTCAAAATTTCATGATCACAGAACAAGACAAACAAAGAATCCTGGAAAAAAGGAATGAGATCGGGAGATGTCCGTGTTGTACCGGGAATATCAAAGATCGGACTATATCGCTCTACAAAGGACTCACAGATGCGATGTACAGGGTTTATACCTTTTTGGGTAGTAAACGCTCTCACGAGTTCAAAATGGGAGAAATAAAGCACCTTCTGGGCAAGAACGAGTACGCTAGATTCGGTGATCTTGTGCGATTCGGTGGGATTGTATACAAACCAAAGATTGATGGAAAAAGCAAAAAAGCTTTTTACGGGCTAAATATGGCTCGTGCTAAGGAGTTTTTCTCAGGAGAAAGAAAGATCCCGGTACAAATTACTCTAAACCAAATCACAAATGAGATTGTTTCTCAGGTTGAAGTTTATTATTGGGAGATTCCGTCACTACGGGAATTGATCAAAAAAGATGGGCTATACGATCACGAAAAGAAAGTGACAGTCGATCATGATGTTCCAGCAGTTTCAAGAGACGGAAAGATTATTAAGAGGCCAAAGATCGTTGAGCGAAACGGGAGGCAATTAGCACTTTTTGACTAGTATGAAATTCATTAAAATATCAAACAAAAAACCGCCGCAGTGGATATTGGATAAAGTTAAGGAGAAATGGGGTGTTGAATGGGAGAGCAATACAGTGTTTACATATGGTGATCTTATTACAACATATCACGGTAAAATGACAGAAGATTTAAGGTCTCACGAGGGTCTTCATGTAACACAGCAAAAAGAGTTCCCTGGAGGCCCTGAGGCGTGGTGGAAAAAGTACCTTGATGATGATGAGTTTCGTTTTGACCAAGAGCTTGCTGCATATAGAAAGCAATACAATTGGCTGAAATCAAACAAGTCAAGAGGTGAGGTCTATATGTACCTAAACCATTACGCTAAATGTCTTTCAGGAGAGATGTATGGATCTATGGTTGATGAGAAAAAGGCAATGAGGCTTATTACTGGTGACGTGTTATAATACATGTTATAATAACTACATTACAAATCTATAAAAACAACAATATGTTCAAACCAAAAAACGACGAACAAATACGCATAGAGTGTGGACTCAGACGGGCCGTGGAGCCAGACGAGGACGGCGATATGTACTGGGTAGGATCAGATTTTGCTTGGGATTGTTATATCGACAAACTCAATGAGCTTGATCCAGAAGTTAATAACGATAATGAAATCAACGATGAAAACGAAACAGCATAAAATTATTTTTGGAGCATTGACAATACTTTTTGTATTTTTAGTTGCAACACTTATCTTCATTGTAGGAAAAGCCGTGGTAAATGCGATTGGGAACGAAGAGCAAATATATTGCAATAAGCTCCGGGCTCAATCTCTTAAATACGGAGAAGCATTTTTCTATGCAGACTGGGAAGCGGAGATGTGTGGCGTGGATTATAAGATAGCTAGTACAGGTGAGCATGAATAATAAAGAGAAAATCGAAAGATATCAAAGGATCCTCCGGGGTCGAAACTTAAACAAGGTCGAGAAAAAAGAGTACGAAGAATTACTAACTAACCCAACAGAGAACTATGAGTAAAGAAATAAAACAATGTAAACATCGTTATGAGTGCGAAACAATAAATGAGCCAAAACTAGCCTCTCATTACGCTGGTTCAGGTGCAGGAAACATTACAGGAAAGGAAGACCGTATTAAAAAGGTGATTTTCTGTATTTATTGCGGTGACTCAAAACAAATTTATCCAGTGACTGATACCAACCATGATACCTAAAGAACAAGAGAAGAAGATAGCACTTCACCCTGGTTGGATTATCTCAGAAACAGACGGTGACAGACACTATATTGGAGTATCACAACTGGCAAGGCTTTATCGTTTAGGACTTGGAGAATATGTTGTTTGGGATGATGAAAGACCTCAAACATATCTTGGAAGAAACCCAGAACATTATAAGCACCTTTACCCCAAATTAAATGGAGACTATGAAAAATAACACAAACAATGAGTTGAGGGAGGAGATAATTCAGGGATTAAAACCTAAAGTCATAAACTATCACAATCCAAAGAATAAGGAAGTCGCTGATGTCATGCAAGAAATGCTTAATCAGTTTTGGGAAGATTTTAAGCCAGCACTAAGAGAAGCCCTCCACCAAAGAGAACAAGCCCTAAAAGCAGAGTTGTTGGAGAAGATGCCAGAAGAACGAAAGCTCTATAAAGATGACGAGCTTCTATCTCACAGAAATGAATGGAATGATGGATATAACACTTGTCGGAAAACCATTATAAACAACATATTCAAATAATTATGATCCATAAAATATTATGTCGTCTTGCTGGGATACCAACAGATGAAGAATGGGAGCGGCAAATTGTTGAAGCAGAAAATAAAGCACTTGAGGAGGCAACGGAGGGTTTCTGTGAGAAGCATGGTCACAGAATCTTCAAGGGATATAAATGCAAAGAATGTTGGTCAGAGAATTTTACAAATAAGATATTCAAATCATAATAAGTGGAAAACCCAAAACATTCAATTATGTTATAATATAGTCATGAATAAACAAGAAAATCAAAAGGTTTTGGCCTTCAATCAGGCCCGGGACGAATGGATCGACAGCCTGATCATGGAGAATTGTAGTAAATTCACTATTTGGATGATCGAGCTTTTCCAAAAAAAGATCGCAGACGAAAAGATGAACGCATTTTGGAGAGCTATTCACTTCATTTGGGGATATTTCTTCATGAGGTTAGAGATAAAACACGCTCAGAACTATGAAATGCACAAGAAAGGCAAGGGAGGATTCAAAAAAGACATGGTGACGATCAAAAGCGTGAAGGTCGAAGTTTTACTAAATAAGAAGACACTGGGTGAGAAGACATTTCCACTAGGTGTTATGGCACAACATGGGTAGCGGACTAGAACGAACAGAGATTATCCGACGAGATTGCAAAGCATGTTTCGGGAACGGATATCTTAATAAAGGTCAAGGTGAGGTTGCATGTGAGGCATGTGGCGGAGCCGGGCAAGAAGAAAAAGAGGTTCCCTTCAAGTTTGACGGGCAACGAACACAAGAAGAAAAAGAAGCGCTTTGGAATAGCTAATAATCATGAAAAAAAAGACACACGGAAATCAAAAGTATTCACCAGAGCTGATCAAGAAAGCAGTCGCACTGTATAAGAAAGGGAAACTATCAATGATTGATGTATGTGAACACTTTGGAATACAGTCCACGACAACGCTCCGGTATCACTTGAACCCAAAGAACAGGGAAAAAATCAAAAAAAGTTATCAGAATTGGCGTAAGAATAACCTGGAGTCGAACAGGAGAAAGATGAGGGAGTACGCCCAAAAGAAAAGGAAAAATGGCTAAAATAATTGAACTTATTATTACTGAGGAGAGAAGGGGATCAGGTGACGGTAGAAATGACATACACAGACTCGCGGTACAGCTATTCACTAAGGATGGAAAGAAGGTAGCTGAATTTGATCCATGTAGTCTAGGAGAGCCAAATACCCCTGATTCATATTTTGATCCAAGAAATATATAACTATGATCAAACAAGAAAAACTCTTCAAGCTAAATATAGACACAAAGGAAGGAGGCTTGAGCTTCCAACATATTTGTCAATCTGAGGAAGCCTTTATTGAAAAGGTAAGGAATCAGATCCGGGAGGCATACGCATGGATGGAGACAAACTATCCAAAGCCTAAAAATCCTTTGGATGAATTGACGCTTAATAGGATTAAGAAAAAAAATGATAAATAAATTAAAAAAAATACTATACAAGGTCGTTGTAGAGGCTGTAAGAGATGAGTACTCAAGGGCTAGTCAAAAAGATCAGTTAGAAATAACCTCTGATCTAGTAGTCCTTATGGGTGATCTTAAAAAAGGAACGCCGTCAATCAATACACTCAATTTCCTCGCAAGGCTAAATATAGATTATGTAGATTATTTCAATTCACCTTCAATACATGCCAAAGAAGAAAAAGACAACTAAAAAGGCTACCAAGAAGAAGGTAGTACCCGGAAGCAAGAAACTCACCAACGCAAATTGGGAGATTTTTGCTAGGTTGTACGGAGGTGAGAACAGTGAGTATTTTGGTAATGCTAAAAGGAGCTACATGCTTGCTTATGGGTATGTAGAAAAAGCAGCAGAACTCAAAGACGCAAAAAGGGAGGCAGACTATGGAAGTGATGAGTATAACGAGGCTGCTAGAGCCCTTTCAAGGATAGAAGCTAACGCAGAATCAAGCTCTTCTGACCTCCTAAGGAAGCCTAAGGTAGCACAAAGGATCAATTGGTACCTAGATCAAGGGCTAGATGACGTTGCAATGGATAGAGAATTGGCTTTTGTAGCTAGGCAGAGAAAAGACTTGTCTTCAAAGGTGAGAGCTATATCTGAATTCAATAAAGTCCGGGAGAGAACCAAAGGAGGAGTAGTCGGAGAGTTAATCGTTAAGTGGGAAGACTAATATGAATAAAAAAGAAATTTTAGAAAACGCAAAAGAGATGACTATGACTTATGTTGTAGATGATGATGGTCGCCTTTTGGCTGAGGGTCGGATCATTACTCAGAATGATTTTATAGAATTGGCTCTGCATAATGTTTCATCAGACGATAGAGAGGTTCGACTAACTTCAACAGACCTTAGGGGTCTAGCAAATAAATTGCATGAATGGGCTGATCTATCAGATGAATCTTGTCAGATAACAGGTGAAGACTTTTAATATGATCATAGGAAATAAACACTTCAAAGAATCTATGCAAAATCCATACAGTGTTGGAATGGCGGATAAATGGCACATAGGTGTGCGTATTTTGAAATGCTCACCTCGTAAGATGGGTATATTCCAGCCAGAAATAATGTTCTGTTTTGTAAAGTGGCAAGACTTTGGGGAGCCATACAAGCTAGACGGGCGACCTGAGAAGAAAATGGGCGGCTGGAAGACATTTGAGTTCCCTTGGGGGATTAGTATTAAGATACATAGATAATATGCCCTTGGAAGAAATAAAAAACCAAGAATTAAATAAACAGAAACGTATCTATAAAGGGTTTTTACAAAAAGCACTGGAGCAAAGGTACAAAGACCAGAAAGAGAATCTTGCGTATTCCCCACCAGCAGATATTCAAGTGAATAAGGTGTACGTTGTTAGCCCTGAGAAAGCTTTTGAAATATTAAATAAAACTCTTCCGTCTTTTGAGGGGATGACAAAAGTCCTTAGACAAGGATATGTAGGAGAATTAGACGACACGCAATATGCCGATAATCAAGATTAAATACAAACCAAGAAACTGGGCGAAACTACTGCACAATACAGCAAAGAAGCTGATTGTGCTTGTTTTGCATAGACGTGCCGGGAAGACTACCGCAGCTATCAATCACCTGAATAGAGACGCTCTAAGAACCGCAAAGACAAAGTACGCCTACGTTGCCCCTACCTACAAGCAAGCGAAGCGTATTGTTTGGGATATGATCAAGGAATACACCAAGAGTGTTCCAGGGATCAAGTACAACGAGAGTGAATTGAAGGTATATTACCCTAACGGCTCGACTTTGATGGTAGTAGGATCTGATAACCCGGACTCACTTCGTGGAATTGGACTACATGGAGCCTTTTGTGATGAGTATGCACAGCAGAACCCTATTATCTTTACAGAGATTCTTTCAAAGTGTGTGGCTGATACCGGGGGATATATCATCTTTGGAGCTACACCAAAGGGGAAGGGGCCTTTTTACAAGGTCTACCAGGTAGCAAAGGATGATGAGGATTGGCTTTGTATCTACAAAACCATTGACCAAAGCCTCAAAGAAGAGTCGGGAGAGGTGATAGAACACCTTAAAAACGCTCTTGAAAGGGATAAAAAGCTCGTAAAGCAAGGAATTATGACCGAGGATGAGTTCCAGCAGGAGTGGTACAACTCGTTTGAAGCCTCTCTGAAGGGTGCGGTATACCTCAAAGAGCTTGCGAAAGCCAGAGAAGATGGACGAATTGGTATGGCTCCGTATGATCCAGGACAGCCCGTGTACACCGTTTGGGATCTTGGAATCAATGACGCTATGGCTATTGGGTTCTACCAACACATTGGAGGGACGCCAAGAATGATTGATTACTACGAGAACACAGGGCTTGGATTACCTCACTATGCAAAGGTGATCAAAGAGAAGCCTTATGTCTACGGTAAACACTTTGCTCCGCATGATATAAACCAAAGGGAGCTATCTACCGGGAAGACCAGGCTTGATAGTGCAAAGAAGCTGGGGATTGATTTTGAAGTTATACCTGGAGTTTCATTGGTGGATGGAATTGATCAAGGGCGAAGATTCTTCTATACCTTGTATATTGACTCAAAGAAGTGCCAAGGCTTCCTGGATCTGATTGGAATGTATCAATACAAAAAGGATGAGAATACTGGTATACTTTCAAACAAGCCTATTCACGACCATACCTCACACGCCGCAGACGTCCACAGATACGCTTCATTGGTAGAAGACCAGATGAGAACCGATGAGCCGGTAATAGATCCTCCTGACGACGATTATGACTTCTACGATGAATATAAGGGTACTGAAGACCCGGATGATGACGGTCAAAGAAGACATCCCATGCTCAAAGGAGTAGATTTGGGGAAAATGTAGCACTTGACTTTTCAAAAAGTGTTATAATAGAAATACTTAATCATTGCCGCCACAATATAAAAACGCAATGAGTTACTCAAAATCACAAACAAAGGAAATAAAACAAGACGAATATAACGATCAAGAGGAAGGCGTATACAGCGAGAATGTTCTTGCTGATAGGGCTCTTGGCGTTGCTTGTAAGCAATTCAAGACTGCCGTGGAGTTCCAACAGCCACGATTTGATGAGATCCTAAAGAATGAGGAAATGTATGCAGGGAAGACAACACCTGCTCTAAAAGGAAGGAATAACGTGCCGTTTGACGGAGTTATTATGTCCGGGTTCGTGAATACTTTGATCTCAAAGATCGACGAACCTCTAAATATCGAGTACACAAACGAAAGAGAGCAAGACAAAAAGGCCGCTGAGAAGCTCAAGGCCGTTTTTGACGTGGAGAGTTCTGCTGATTATGAAAACTGGGAGGCAAAAGACCTGGACTCAAAGAGGCTTGCTACCACTTCAGGGCGAGGATTCTTCAAGTTCTTTGCTGAGAATGATCCAAAGTTCAAGACCACACTGGAAGTGCCGGATCACTTTGATATGTATACAGAGCCACAGGGAGGGCGATATCTCGATAAGCACCTATTCAAAGGGCAACAAAACATTTTCCGTACACAAGAAGACCTACAGGCAGGAGCTGAGAGCGGATATTATGACAAAAAGCAGGTACGAAAGCTGATTGCAAAGATGTACCAAGACGCTGAAGGTTTCAAAGAGACAGAAGATCTGTATAAAAACAAAGTAAACTTCCTACAGTCTCGAGGGCTGAATCCTGAGATGTACAACTACGTTGGATCAAAGCTATTCAAGCTCAATGAGCATGTTATGTACTTTGCCGGTGACTGGTATTACATGGTATTTGATTACAAGTACAACTGCTGGCTGAAGTTCGAGAAGCTAGAAGACGTATTCTCTGTAGCAAAAGACTATCCTGGACGTGGGCCATGGGTTTCATGGGCTACTGATCTTGATCCTCACACATTTTGGTCAAAGGCACCAGCAGACGACGTTCGACCTATCGCAGCGTCAATGAAAAAGATCTTCAACCTAACCCTGGATAACCTCGAGAAGCGAAACTGGGATATGAAGGCCTACGACAGCCGAATGTTCCCTGACGCCTCAAAGCTCAAGTGGAAGCAAAACGGGCTTGTGAAGGCTAATTTGAGCAATGCTAGAGGCCTTAGAAATATCTCAGAGGGTATCTATGAGTTCCAAACACCCGACACTACAAATATTTCTATCAACATGTTTGAGTTTTTGAATAACTTTATCGGAGAGAACACAGGTATCACACCCGGAACCAAAGGAAAATCAGAGGATGAGAAGGTGGGAATCTACTACGGAAACCTTGAAGCGGTGGCAGATCGCCTTGGTTTGACAAACAAAATGTACAAGAGAGCCTACGAAGATCTTGGAGTAATGTTCAAATACGGGGTATATGACAACCTGCGAGAGCCTTATGCCGTGAAATTGATCGGACTCAAGGGGGTAGAGTGGGATGAGTCTTTGAGCCGACAAGAGGCAGCAAAGCCTTTTAGAGTATCTGTATCAGGAGGAAACGACGAGCAAAAGAACAATACACTGCTTGCACAACGACGAGACGCCACACTTGCACGAATCGAAAAGAATCCAAAGCTGATGGAAGAGGTAAACACAAAGTGGTACCTACGAGAGCTTCTATCTAACGGAGGATTTGAGAAGGAAGATATCCGAATTGGACTTGATCCAAATACTGACGCTGATCAAGACCTTCTATCTGAAGCTGCTATGGCAATTGATGAGATCATTCAAGGTGGAGATCCTGATCTAAACCAAGGAGCTACAAGTGGATATGTTCAAAAGATCATGAATTTTGCAGAGGATAACCGGCTTGATGACGATGTTCGAGTAAAACTTGTATTCTTTGCACGGCAACACCTTCCAATCATGACAAAGAACATGGCGAGAAAAGCTATGTTTGAGGATATGCAAATGCAAGCACAGCAGATGGGACAACCACAACCACAGCAAGCACCAAAACAGCTTGGCCCGGGAGGAAATCCAGCACCTGAATCACCAAACGCAAACGTGAATCTATTACCAAATAACCAAGTACCAGCATAATGAGCAGAGACAAAGAATTATTGAATAAGATCACAAAGCTGAAAGCAAACCTTTTTGGCACTGATCGAGATGACCACCTTGAAATTGTGGATGGATGGGAGAAGCAGGCAAAGAAAGCCCTTCTTTTGGAGAACCTGCTTGAGCATGACGGAATCAAGATCATTGTAGAGAATGTCACACAAGATATAAAAGCACTGAATCACAGACTGCAAACAGAGAAATCTGACACATTGCCAGAGGACAAGCGAAACGCCCTTATTGACGTTCGAGATTATATGGAATGGTTTATGAGTCTTTTTGACACTGCTAGAAGTGATATCAGTGAAATTGAAGAGGAAGTGGAAAACAATTTAGAAGATGAAAAAGAAAAGTAGTATAATATAACTATGTTTGAATCACGAGAAAAAAAATTAAGTAAGGCGATCCCGGAATTTATGCACGATAATAAAGATCTTTTGATCATTATCGGGGATCCAAAGACTGACACCTTGTATGCCTCGTACAAGGATATTACTGTTGCCGGAAAGATCAAGACTGCTGACGGAAAGAAAATCAGAGTGATCAAAGAGGTACTATCCGCAAGCACTTTCCATGAGCGGACTGACCAGTTTATCACTGGGCTCATGGAAGTAATGCAATTACCGATCAAGGCAGGAAATCAGTTCTTCCAATTCGTAGATGGAGCAATCTACAACATCGCACATGCTATTCAACAAAGGAAAAAACCAGCCCGGTCGGCTACTGCCGCCAAGAAGGGCAATATAAAAAGCCCCTTTGTGAATAGTAAGTAGTCGATCAAAGGAATTATTAGTATTTAAGTAAAACACATTATGCCAGCAAAAAAGAAAAAAGTAGCCAAGAAAGTTGCAAAGCCTGTAGAAGAGGTGGAAGTGGCTGAAGAAGCTATTGAGGAAGAAGCTGAGGTAGAAGCCCCAGCAAAAGCTGAATCAAAGGAATCAGTAGATGATCTACCAATGAAAGTAGCACCATCCGCAAAGTTCCACATCATGTCCGCAGAGGTAAAAGGCAAGGTTGTATACCGAGCATATAACCCTCTAGGTCAAGCTATCAGTCCAGTAGTAGAATCTACTCGGATCCTAGCGAAACAAGTGTCACGTTTCAACGCACTTGAGGACAAGAAGAACGTCCTGGAAAAATAGATCTTTACAAAAAGTTGCCGCCTTCATGTGAATCATCATCTGGTGTTTCTCATGCTTTATTTTACAAATAAGGAGTTTTAGGCGGCACCTTTGCGTAGAATGAAGCATGAGAGCCATCAGACAATGATGGTCTTTTATGAGCATGGGCAGCCTTTTATTAGCCCGGAGTTATGAATTAGCTCCTAACAAATAACCAAAAATATGTCACAAACACACAATGAGGCCCAAGGAGCCCCTGATAACGGACTTGATAGCCTTCCTGAAAAGGAACGTGAAGAGACCCAAGAAATTCTTGATAGTCTAGCCGACAAAGATGAAGGCAAAGACGACCCGAAACCTAAGGAAGATCCAAAACCTGAAGAAAAAAAGGAGGAGGAAAAGCCAAAGGATGAGGATAAGAAATCCGAAGAAGACGGAGAAGGTGATGACAAAAATGACTCAAGCAAGCGACGAGACCCTTCACTTATGCCAGCCTATAAGCACAAGATTGCTGAAAAGGGATGGGAAAAAGAGAAGGCAGAGCTTGAAGCAAAAATTGCCGAGTACGAAAAAGGAAAATCACCGGAAAATAAATCTGACGACGAACCTGACGGAAAACCAAATGATGAATCTAAATCAGATATTGACGTGGAAGCTCTTGCAGACGAGCTGGGTGCGGACAAAGAAGCCGTGTCTAAGATCGTCGAGGTAGCCGAAAAGCGAGCTGCTGAAAAGATGAAACCATTTATGCTATCTGATACAGACAAGCAAGCTCTTGCAGATCTACAAGATCTACGAAGGCAGCAAGCCTTGGAACAGGAAAATCAACTGTATTCACAAGACTTTGACAAGGATGTACTTCCTGAGATCAAAAAAGAATATGGGGATGATGTACCTGAATCCGTTATAGCTGACATTAAGTCAAAGCTAAAAGATGTAGCATACACCAACGAATACGCAAAGGTGCCGTTCTCAGAGATTTATAGAGCAAAATCTGAGTTTCGTGAGCTAGTAGCTCCGAAGCGAAAGACTGCCGAGGGAAGCAAAGGAGGGAATTTCCAAGTAGCAGGTAAAACTGTGAAATACGAAGACCTCGGGCCTGACCAAGTGGCAAATCTATCTGACGATGAGTTCGACAAGTATTCAGACTACATGGCACGTCGTGAAAAAAGAGGTGTTTAGCACTTAATTTTTACGAATAACCACTATGAGTAACACATTGACACCCCTGTCACCAACATATTGGAGCCGGCGAATGGGACGAAAGCTGTACAAGACAGACGTATTCCGATCGCTTGCAAACTTTGAGGAACAGGCAGTCCTTACAGATGGACAAAAAGTAGACCGACCATATCGGGCTAACATTGTTGCTGAAAACTACACAAAGGGAACAGCTCTTACAGCTCAAGACCTTACAGCAACTTCAGACGAGCTGACAGTAGATACTGTGAAAGCGATGTTGCTTTACATTGATAATGTAGACAAGATCCAAAACAAGTATTCTGCAGCAAACGCATGGATTGATGAAGCTGGACGAAGGCTTTCAAACTCAATCGACGCAAAATTCCTATACCAAGTATTCAACGCCAACCTTGATGTTGATGATGGAGACATTGGAGGAACAGACGGGAACGGTATCACAGTTTCTGCTTCAAACATTCTAAACATCTTTGGAGCTATCAACATGAAACTTGATACGCAAAACGTACCCGAGAACGAGCGATTCTTTGTAATCTCTCCTCAGTTCTACCAGAACCTTTGGACATACATTGCCGGAAAGGCAACTATGCTTGGAGACAAGACTGGTGAGAACGGAAACATTGGTGAGTACGGAGGATTAAAACTGTACAAGTCTAACAATCTGACAGGATCAGCACGATGGACACCAGCAGATAACCCTTCAAACTCAGCTACAATCACAATCGAAGGTATCACATTCACATTTGTATCTTCAATTGGATCAACTGCAGGAAACATCCTTATTGGAGGATCAACTGCAGCAACACTAGATAACCTAGTCGCTCTTATCAACAACGGTGGAGTATCTTCAGACTCAGGTGTATCAAACGTATCGCTTTCAACAGCGAACCAACGTGTTGTACAAGACTGGGTAGCAGTAGATGGAGCAACATATATCGAAGTTCGAGCTATGGGATCTTCATACCTTACTGTTACAACTTCTGAAGCAGCAGACGTTTGGACAGCAGCACAACAGCTACAAAACCTGCTTGCAGGACGAAAGGGAGCTATTGACGCCGTAATCCAAAAGGAGCCTTCAGTAGATATGGGATCAACAATTTCAGCCGGAAAGGCCGGAATGAACATCCTTCCAATGACTTTGTTTGGAACATATGTATTCAACCAAGGGAAAAATGAGATCGTACGAGTAAAAGTTCGATCAGACGCTTACTAGCCAATAATCAATAGTAATTATGAGTAAATCACTTTTGAAATATTTAGGAGTAGCAGCCGGAGCAATGGTAATTCTATTTTCTGTTCTGGGAGGCTTCTCTGGTGGAAAAGTGAGTCTCGGATCAGAAATCCACTTCACTCAAGACGATTTCAAAGCCGGTATCAAAGTAGATGGTACAGAAGTCATCAACAGCTCAGGGGTCTGGGTTGGGGGTATCGATTTGGCATCCGGTAATAGCTTAATCTTCTCAGACGGAGATTCAATCTTAGACAACAACGGAAACGAAGCTCTTGAATTTGGAGTAGCTGCATCAGCGGTAAATTATGTGAAGCTATCTAACGCTGCTACAGGAAATGCTGCTAAGGTAGAAGCAGTAGGAGGCGACACAGACATTGACCTAGAGCTAGCGGCAAAGGGTGATGGCTTTGTAGATGTTTCTTCAGCTCTACGAGTGCGAAACGAAGGTATTCAATCAAACCAAGGTACAGTAGTGCCAATGATTTTCCCAGACGCACCAGACACACGAGCAGATGCAGGAGCAGTATCAGTTGCAACTTACAAAACATACGTTACTACAACAGGAGCAGCGGCAATCACACTTGCAGACGGTGTTCAACTAGGACAAATCAAGAAAATCCAGATGACCGTAGACGGTGGAGATGCAACACTTACACCAGCAACATTTGACTCAGGGACAACCGTAACTTTTGCAGACGTGGGAGATACAGCTGAACTTGTATGGCTTACAGCAGCAAACGGTGGTTGGCTTGTTATTGACGCTTACAACACAGTAAACGGAGATGCAGGACCAGTAGCGGCTTAATCTTATTAGCTTTAACAAACTAATTCGATCTCACTCAGCCCCTTTATGGGGGCTGGTATGAGGTCGCATTATTAAAAATAATAAAATATATAAACCATGGAAACACCAGGAAATATCACATACTTAGATTCAGCCGGAGACGATCAAGTGATCGCAACTTCAAAGGCAGTTCTAAAAAGAGTAATTATAGGGAAAAGCGTAGCTACTTCTGTAGTACAAGTTTCAGATTCACCAACTACCGGAGACGCAGATGTGAAGTTTTACCTAGAGGGAGACGCTTTGCTTGGAACATATGAGGTAAATGCAGTATTTGAAACAGGTATTGCAGTAGACCTAGCAAACCAAACAGACGTGATCCTTGTATGGGAGCCACTACCACACGCAATATCATCATAAACATATAAAATATTATGCAACTTACACCCGGCGAACAATTTGTACTAACACACCAGCTATATGATCACACTGATTCAAATACCTACTATGTGCAGGCGGTTATTCGTAACGGGATCACGGATGAGATTATTGAGACTGTAAACCTTACAGATCGAGGGGATAGAAGATTCAGTGAGCCATGGCAGGTTCCAGGAGATCCCTCAGGACAAGGATTCTATATTTCAATAACCACAACGGTTTATAGCGACTCAAGCTACAGCACAAAATCAGCCCTCTACTCTGAAGAGCAAGAGAGGCTACTTGTGCAAGTACGTCCAAACCCAAACTTTGGATATCCTGGTATGGGTGCTGCTGGAGGTGCAGATATTGACTACAAGAAGATTAAGAAACTGATCAAAGATGAAGTCTCAAATATCAAGTTTCCGAAGCAAAAAGAAGTAAAACTACCCAAATATCCTGAAGTAAAACTAAAGCCCATAGAGAGTGATATTGTCGCTCTAAATAGCAAGATTGATGACATGTATAGCTATCTCAAGAAAATGCCATTGTTTGAGAGCATGAAAGACGAGATTCAGGCGGTAGCTTCCAAACTAGAAGATCTTTCTTCTGATATAGATTCAGTTACAGATTCCCTGGAGAAAGATATCAATATTCTATCTGAGAAAGAAAATAAAATGATCGGAGACATGTCCGGCTCTCTTCAAGATGAGCTTAAAAAGGCAACAGGAGAGATTGATAACAAGGTGAAGACTCTTATTACAGAAATAAAAAGTATGAAAAGAGGAGTCCTTTCTATTGACGTGAGCAACTTCCCGGCCGTAGAGAAGAAGGCCGAGGAGATGGACGAAGAAGAAGAGAAAGAATACAAGCCGGATCTTTCTCGTATTTTTAGACGAAGAAAACTTAGAAAATCAAAATCATGAGAATAAATCATAAAAAATACATAGCGAGTTTGTTTGCGGTAATTGCGATATTTCTTTTGACGGTAATTCCGGTTTTTGCTCAACAGACAACAATTCGTGGTATTCCAATCAAAAACTTTCTAGGATTAAATGACACACCAAGCTCATTTATCGGATCAGGTGACTATCTTGTGGGCGTAAACTCAGGCGAAACAGCCCTTGAGTTTCTTTCTGCTTTACCCAGTGGGCTTGTTTCAACGCTCCAAGAGGTAACAGACGCAGGAAACACTACTACAAACGCAATTACTATAAATAACACAAACGGAATAACTATTGACCCTGGTTCAGATGTAGATGCGTATGTATTTAGGGTAGATGTGACAGATGATAGTGGTGGTGGATTAGGATTACCAGGTATTGCATGGGATGAAAGTGCTGACTCATTTGACTCAACACGAACAATCAACGAAACAGGGTTGCAAATAGGACAAAACTCACTTGAAGTTGGTTCAGCAAAAAGAGTTAATGGTTTGGTAAGTTTAACAAGTGATGTAACAAACTCAAATTACTTTGGAAATTATTCATTTTTGTCTATCAATGATAATGGAGATGGGTATAGTATTGCAAGCAACCCAGCAGGATTTGGACAAGCTGGAAACATAGGTTTTGTAACGCTAGATGGAACTACTAGTGCAGATAGAATTTCAGGAACACAGGGTGTTGTGTTTCTTGACGGTGCAGGAACGAGTGCAGACGAGGCATATGGTGTAGCAGGAGGTATTGTTAATGTAGGTGCAACTATCACAGATGCACACCTATTTGGTGGAGTGGTTATCAATCCTTTTGGAACAATCACAAACCTATACGGTCTAAAACTACCAGACATCACAGCAGGTTCAACATCTAACTACGCTATCCAAACAGGTGCAGGGCTTGTTGATTTTGGAGATGACGTAGACATTGACGGTTCACTTGTCGTATATCAAACAAACGGTGTAACACAAGCTGCTCGTATCGCACAAGGGGGCGGCTCAGCTACAATCTTTGCATATAATTCTGGTACTGAAACAGTAAAAATACCAGGTTCCTCAGCAGATGGTTTCTTTAATGGTGGCGGTAATTATGGCTTCGGTACAGATAACCCATCTAGAAAATTCCACGCTGTAGATACAGATATACAAGCACGTTTTGGGTATGACACCTTAAACTTTGCAGACATTGGCGTTGACTCATCAGGATACCTAAACATATCACCAACAGGTGAGCGTATCTCAGTAAACAATACAGCAGCACTCGACACATTTGCTATCCGACCACATGGAGCAGGATTTGGTCTTACTATTCGTGAGCTTGATGATGGTAACGATGCAATTAGATTAAGAGGTTATAACATTGGAGGTATTATCGACTTGTTTGGTAATGGAAATACAAACATACAAATCAACGGTACAAATAATGGGCGTACATACTTTAATACAGGTGGTGATTTTGCTATTGGACACGAAGACCCAGATGTAAGATTCCACGTTATCGACACAGCAACACAAGTGCGATTTGGTTATGATGTTTCTAACTTTGCAGACTTTGACGTAGACTCAGCAGGAAATCTAAATGTAATCCCAACAGGAGGGCGAATGGACATAACCAGGTCTAAAGATGCAACACTGAGATTTAATTCAACAGATGGTGTAATGGGCGATGGAGATATTATGGGTTCTATGGAATTTTATACCACAGACGGAAGCCGTGGTCCTCGTGTTAGTTCGATGATACAAGGTATATCTGATGATGCATTTGGAGCAACTGGTGCATTGACTTTCCACGCATGGGATGGAACACCCAATCTAGGAAGACCGCCTGAAATTATGAGGGTAACTGGCACAGGGGTAGGTATTGGCTCAGCATCGCCTTTAGGTAAATTTGAATCAAGGGCAATATCAGGTGCTCAAATAGTCGCAAGTTATGATGCTTCAAACAGAGCTTCATTTACTGTAGACTCATCAGGTAATCTAAATGTAACTCCAACAGGCGATAGGGTTAAGGTTGAAAGTTCACTAAGAGTACAAGGAGATGCTGGTCTTGACGGGTTGGAGGTTTGGTCTGGTTCTGCTTTGGGTGGTGTATCACTTGGTGCAGATGTAAACGCAACAACCAGAACAAGCAACACTAGAAAGGTGGGTGTTATTACATCACCTAATTATGCAAACAACGATATTATTGAAGTTTTTTCATTAAACTCACCAAATGTATCAACCAACACACTTTCTTTCGGTGGAAGAAGTGGTGGAACAAATACTGCCGCAACTGAGATTAACTTTGTTACTGCACCAGATACGACAACCACAGGTGGCTCAATCCGCATGACCATTGATAATGGTGGTAGTTTACAACTAAACGAATACGGTTCAGGAACAAACACAGGAACACAAGAGTACAACACCTCATTTGACTCATCAGGAAACCTGATTGAAACAAAACGAGGTGTAGTAACAACCAAAGCAACGACAGGAGATGGCACAGGCTCAGAGGGGGAGTTTCAAGTAAATACCTTCGATAATACATTCAAAGTATATGCTGAGGGTGCATGGAGGACATTAGCAACATGGTAATTATGGTATAATATAGATTATGAATCAAAAAACAAAAAACGTAATAGCGGGAACACTTATGGCAGGACTAGGGGTTGCCGGAGGTATTGCAATTGACGCACAAGAAAAACCGAAACCAGAAGTGCAGGAGCAGGTCGTGACTGATCCAGGGTTCCAAGCTAAAAAAGTGAAAGATATCGCTCCAAGTCGGACACTAACAAAAGAACAAAAAGAGCTTGGATATAAAAAGCGTCATGGTGAAATAGTGCTACCTGTAAGCAAGGACGATCTTATCACTGTAAAAGGTACATTCACAGATAAGCAGGAAACAATAGAGCAACGGATGGAACACTTGCAAGTAGTCATGGCAGATGCACTTTCAAACAGTGATCTTCAGATGTCGTTTTACGATAAAGCGAAAGCTGAATATGAACAATTATTAACAATTTATAATCAATAGTTATATGAAAATTTCAAAGCAAACATTTACAGCATTTATTCTAGGAGCAGTAATTATGGCAGCCGGGTATCTTGGCGTTGTATTTTATAAATCAATTCAAAAGATCCAAGCTCACGAACAAGCTCTTATACAGATCGTAAACATTATCAACCAAGCGAACCAGCAGGCGGCCGCCCCAGTAGCTCAAGCCCAAATTAGTGAATAAAAAAAACATGGAGTCACAAGATCAAAAATTTTATGACATACTTCTTGACATAAAAGGCCGTCTTGGTGGTATTGAGAATGATTTATCTTCTCATAAAGATACTCACGATGACATCAAAGAGCTTTTGAAGGCACACTCAGAAAGAATGAATACACACGCCGGAAAGATAAATGATCTTGAGGACTTCAAGAAGGGTGTAAAATCAAAAGTAGCTACAATATCAATGATATTTGGAGTAGTCTCAACAATAGGGTTCAACACTATAAAAAAATGGTTTATCTAATATGAAAAAGAAGAAAATAAAAATTGGAGGAGGATTACAATCGCTACCAAAGGATGAGCGAGATTTTGAGTATGAAAAGGTGTTCGGTGCTATTGCCCCGGAGTTTCCTGAGTCTCTTATAGTTTCTGCTCCTTTGAGTATTAAGGATCAAGGGGCGACTGATTTTTGTACCGCATATGCAGTCACTTCTGTTTCAGAAGATCAAGAGAAGATTGATCTAAACCCTCACTACAATTTCAAATGTACACGACTTATTGACGGAAAAGACGTCAAAGAGTGGGGAGCAAATCTCCGGGACGCCTGCAAGGCTATTGTAAAATATGGATCTATTGAGGAGCAATACTACCCCTTCCCAAGCAAAGACCAAGAAAAAGACAGAGATTTTATCGCAGATCCTAAAAACTGGCCTGATACGCTAGAGCATTTTGCATGGGAACACGCAAAGAACTCTTTTTTCAGGGTAGATCAAGGGTCATTTGACACTTTTGATAATCTACGAACAGCCTTGATGATGAATAAAGACAAGGAGCGGAGTATCGTTACAGGGTGTGACTGGTACAATTCTTGGACTAATTCAAAGAAGGGTGTTGTTTCAAGCAAAAAACCAACAAGCCCTGTAGGGGGACACGCCTTCAAGATCTTTGGTTTCTTAAAGATTGAAGATACGGATTACCTTGTGGCCCAACTTTCAAACGGTACTGATATTGGAGATCAAGGTATCTTCTATTTCCCACGAAAAATCGTGAATGAATATTTCACATATGGAGCATTTATGTTCCATGACATGCCAAGAGACAAGGCAGAACTTTATACAAACGCTGGCGTGACTGTGAATGATTCAATGTTCAAACGAATGGTGAAACTTATTACTTACATAATCAAAAACGCAATATGAGCCCAGAAGAACTAAAAACAGCCTTCCAAACACTTGTGGACGACGAAGACTTGTCGGACGCAATGCTTATTCTGCTTTTCAACCAGGCAAAGAATGACCTTGAGTTAGAAGCAAAACCGCCTTGGCTAATCACAAAAGACGCTTCAAAATCAGGTACTACAGGAGATACATACCTTACAACAAAGGCACTTCCATCGGACTTTCGAGCTATGAGGAAGCTATACTACGGTACTACAGAATTGAGGCCTGTTCCTTTTGAGAAGAGTATACGGTACAAAGACGCCTCAAATATGTACTACATAGACCACGGAAATGATGTATTTGCACAAACTGGATCTCCCGGGAAAGCTGCAACATATACAATGTACTATCTGAAGAAGAGTGCAGATATTGATGATCTTTCTTCTACAGACAATACAATTATTACCTGGCCTGAGTACCAGCTTCTTATCGCATACCAGGCGGCGAAGATTTATCAAGCAAACATAGACGCAGACGACCTTGCTTTCAGAATGTCAGCAGCTCAGGAACGAGAATTTGAAATGCTACGAAGGGCATTTATGAATTATTGTTCAGAATTACAACTGAGTGATGAAGATGGAACAATGGGTTATGCAGACGAACACATACCATTTGATATAGGTAGCATGTAAACAATATGATCATAAAATCAGTCAAAACCTTTATATACGGAATAATAAATTCCATTGATTCAGACACAATCCCACGAGGAGCGGCAGTAGATTCGCTCAATTGGATTACTGAAGGCGACAAAATCGAGCTTAGGCGTGGGTATCGTATTTTGGGTACCGACAATCAGGGTGGAGGGCGTGCAACAGGTATTCTAAAGGCCGTAGACGCTGCTGGTGTAGATCAGCTCTTTGGTTCATACCAAAGCAAGCTGGTTCACTTCAATAGAGACACTGAGTTGTTTGATGAAATTGGATCAGATATTCTCGGGGATGATGTGATTGAGAGTGATGGATATGGTGAAGAGATATCTTTTTCAGAATATGTTGGACTTGCAGGGAACCAAGTGTGGGTAAATAGCCCGAATATTGCAGGTATATTCAAGATCATGACAGCAAACCCTACAGACGCCGTGGATCAGTATAACGCTTCTAAAAACCACAAGGGCCACATAATTATCGATACAAACCGGATGTTCTTATGGGGAAAGCTAACAGACAAGACTGGACTTCGAGGATCATATATCGACTCGCAGAATTACACTGAGGTGGCTTCTGAGGTTCTTGGTACTGGTGATGATGTAGAAGTTACGTTCACAGGTACTCTTGCTTTCAAGTCAGGAGGCTCAAAACGGACTTGTTTCGGTATTTCTGTTACCGATGGGGTAGAAACCTTCACAGACGACTTCAACGGTAATTTGACGGGAGATCAAGGCGGTACAGGTACTATCAACTACGCAACCGGAGAAATCTCAGTGACTTTCAATACCGCAGTTACAAACTCGACAAATGTGCTTGTGGATTATCAGTGGGAAGACTCAACAGATAATGGGATCGCAGACTTCACAGAAGGCGTGCCTCGAACAGCCGGGCAGGGATTCCAATTCAGGCAAGATGAAGGTGGAGGAGAGCTTCAAACAGTAAGAAGTTATAAAAATATCTATTATTGTTTCCACGTCACTAAGACATGGGCCTTGAATCTATCCAACGACGATACAAATGCTACAAACGATTCATTCCGTACGCTTGTTGGGGTTCCAAGCCTGAGAGGAGCAGTAGAGACAGGTGAAGGGATCTACTACCTAGACAACACAACAGATAATGATCCTGAGATTAAGGTTCTACGTTATGGAGTAAATGGACTTGATGAAGTGGTGCCGGTTCCAAAATCACAGAAACTTGATCTAAATGACTACAGATTCAATAGGACAGCAGGGTTTCGGTTCGGTAAATATGTTCTATTTGCTTGCCGCACAAGCGATTCTGATGTGAACAACCGGGTATTGATTCACAATACAGAACTCAACTCATGGGATATCTTGGACTATTTCACAAATGGATTTGCAATTTATGACGGGAAACTTGTGGCGGCAGATAGCCTCTCAAATAACTTTTCAGAGCTATTCTCGGGAGAAGATGATGATGAGTCAGAGATTCCCAACTATTGGATCAGCGATTTGGATGATCACGATATTGACGGCCTAAAGAAAACAAAGACCTTCTATATGAGAGGGCAGATAGGGCCAGAGCAAGAAATCGACGTATCATTCTCTTTTGACGGGGGATCGTATGTATATTTCGGGACAATCGCAGGTAGTGGAAGCTATGTAAACCAAGGGCAATCAGTAAATGTAGGAGCCCTAACACTCGGAGAGGGTGAAATCGGAGGAGGGGGATCAGGACGAGCCGCATATCAGTATGAGCGGAAATTCAAAATCAGAACATCTAAATATGAGAGAATATCAGTTAAGTTTGAGGCCACGAAAATTGGCTATGCAAGCATATCTGAGTACCGATATTGGGATGTGAGATTGAAAGGTCAAAAGGTTCCACTCGGGAATCGTGGATAACCTCATTTAGTAATTTATCAATAATCTAGTATAATATAATCAACATGAAAAGAAATATAGCAAAGGGAATTGCCGCCTTCACAGCCCTGCTTCTTTTGTTTGGCGGCCTTTTCTTTTACGTCGCAGACAGAACAGGCGGACCAGCTCTTGGAGCTACAATACCAACGCCTGTAGCCCTATTTGAAACAACACTAGCAAACTCAATATCGTCTTCTGCAACGTCAATGACTTTGACCTCAGGAACAGACAAGGATGGAACCACTTTTGCAGGCGAAACATACGGTTTCGTTATTGACGAAGGAACCTCAAAAGAAGAGTTTGTAATAGCAACATGTACAGGAACGTCTTGTACTTCAATGACACGAGGGGTGTCGGTGAGAACCGGTAATACTTCAGTTACTGC